AGCTGGTACAGCCGGATGGCTGCAGGTGACATCGATGCTGAGCGCACAGGCATGAATCCTATCAGATGGACAAGGGACATGTCGCCTGAGTCAACGAGCAACCTGTCCATCTCCGCAGGAGCCTATTGGGACCTGTCCAGTGACCCCAACGCACCTGATGGTGTAACAGGCGAAGTGGGAGTGCTTGACTCTCCCATGACATACTCCACAGCCCTCAGCGTCACACTTGACCGTGTCAAGAATGCAATGTACGACCAGTCTGCCGTGCCGAACGTGAGTCCTGAGGCCATGAAGGGTGTCGTGACCAGCGGCAAAACCTTGAAAGCCATTTACTGGGACCTGATCGTTCGCTGTGACGAGAAGATGCTTGCGTGGCGTCCCGCTCTTCAATTCATGGCCAGGTGCATCATTGAGGGTGCACGCCTGTATCCTGCGGTCATCCCAACCTACATCGAAGACCCTCTGCCTGACATGGCCTATGAAATCAGGGTTGACAATCAATACTCCCTGCCTGAGGACGAGGCCGAGGAGAAGGAACTTGATCTGGCTGAGGTCAACGCCCAGACCATGAGCAAGCGCAGCTATATGAAGAAGTGGCGCAACCTCACCGATGAAGAGGCCGATGAGGAGCTCCAACAGATCGCGAAGGAGCGAGAGCTGCTTGAGAGCTCGTATTTCAATCCTGGTGAGGGTAGTAACCAACCCATCGGCAACCAGCCCTTCGAGCAGCAGGAGGACAACGAGGAGCAGACTGAGGAGTGATCTGAATGGCCAGCGAACCGCTTCACCTGGACTTTAGCAGCGCAGAAGAACAACGCAACCGGATCTCCCAAGAACAGGCACAGTCTATACGGGATATGTACAGGCAAGCGTCAGAGGAGATCGGTAGAATGGCCGAGAGAGCACCTCGAGTCCCCTCAGACGCACTCCGCAAGGAGTACCTGAATAAACTCCAGGGGCAAATCAATCGGGAGCTCCAAGACATCCAGAGCCAGCTCGACGGGACAGTGCGTTCAAGCATGCTTGATACGGTTCAAGAGGTCGTCCGGGACGCAAGCAATTTTGCGAACGGTTTCGGCCTGTCCATTGAAGGTGCATACTCACATGTACCAACAGATGTTGTTAGAGCGGTTATGTCAGGCCAGCTTTACGAGGGCAACTGGACACTGAGCAAGGCTCTGTGGTTGAACACCAAAGAGACCCAGCAGGATGTTCAAAATATCGTGGCCAAAGGCATTCTTGAGAACAAGAGCGCCTATGACATAGCAAAGGACCTTGAAAAGTATGTGAATCCTGATGCCCGCAAGGACTGGGAGTGGTCAAAGGTCTATCCTGGTACCAGGAAAGTGGTTGACTACAATGCACAGCGTCTTGCCCGTACCATGGTCTCACATGCATATCAACAGGCTTTTGTTCGTACTACCATCAAAAATCCGTTCATTATCAAGTATGAATGGCGAGCTGCTGATACAGAGCGCACTTGCCAGCTATGTTTAGACAGGGACGGTCAGTATTTTCCCAAAGATGACCTCCCTCTTGACCATCCAAATGGCATGTGTACCTTCCTTGCGGTGATTGAAGATGACTTCAATACCATAGCGGACAGGCTGGCCGACTGGGCACACGGAGGCGAGGATCCCGCTCTTGATGAATGGGCCAAGGACTTGTATGGCAAGGATTGGCAAGCCAAGAAGGAGCAAGCTCAAACCAATCAAGACAAAGCAAAAGCATCAATGCCTGTCAAGAACTACAAAGATCTACAACAAAAATGGGGAGTGACTTGTAGCAAAGCCTTGGGAGATAGGTGTGTACAAAATCTTGATGAAGCATTAACCTATATGACAAACACCTATGGCTATGAATTCTTGTCTGCTACACCTTTGTTTGACAATAAGAATCCGTTATATCTAAGAGGCTATGAAGCATACTACTCTTCTTGGGAAGACAGCCTGGGCATACACGTACACAAGGATAACTCAAAACGGTTGGAAACTTCAATTTGGGTTCATGAGCTTGGTCATGCTTTGACAGGGTATATAGCTGCTGTACAAAAGGGGAGACACAGCTTTTTGACGGAAGTTTGTGATTCAGTAACAGCTACAGCCTTTACAAATACAGGACACCAGCTAAACAAGAAAGGTGTCCCGACCAACAAGGATATGGCAATATGTGTATCTCAATATGGTGGTACTAATACAGCAGAATGTGTAGCTGAAGCGGTACGAAATGTATGGGATCACCCTGATTCAACAAGCAAAGAATCTTGGGCCATACACGAAGAGCTTTTGCGATTGCTTGGGAGGTGAGCTTGATGACACCAGATAAACAGACCCAACATATACTTGATAAATATTTGATATTTTCAGGAGATACAGTAACTTTGAAACGCAATTCTCCTTTGTGGGTCAAGAGATGTTTTAAGCAGCTCAAACAAAATTTGAGCATATACAAATCAGAAAGGAAATGAACATGGAAGGTACAGCGACACAGGCCAAACGGCCAAGTCCTCTCGTGACATGTGACATTTGTCACCGGGAGTTTTCACTCACCAAGGGCTGTCTCACTGAGAACAAGGTTACACTGGAAAAACGTGGCCTTGAGCCCAAAGAGGTTGTACTTACAACGCTGGAGTGCCCGTGCTGCGGAAAGCAGTATTCGGTGACCATGGATGATCAAGAAACCAAAGACATCCTGGCCGAACTCACAGCACTACACAAGCGCAAGCTGATCCTCCTGTCTAAGAACAAGAGGGTACATGCAAAGGTTGATGAGCGGTATCATCGGCTGGAGCGCAAACTCAGTTTCAAGCGCAAGGCTCTTGCGTCTGAATACAACAAGTCGTTTTACCAGAATGCCGACGGTAAACAACAACTGGATCTTCACTACCATGGGTGATAAATAACATGGATTTGTACAAGGAGGAGTCACAATGGATCCCGAAAACAACAATCAACAGCAACAGAACCAGGGCGAAGGAGCCCAAAACCAAGGTCAACAGCAAGGTCAAAACCAACAGGGAAATCAGCAAGGACAGGACACCGGCAAGAACTATACCCAAGCCCAGATCAATTCCATGATGGCCAATGAGAAGCGGACGGCCAGACAGGCTCTGCTCAAGGAGCTTGGCTTTGAGGTGAAGGATGACCAGTCTTTCACTGATACGCTCGCAGGCATCAAGAAGACCTTGGACGCTGGCAAAACTCAGCAGCAGCTTGACCAAGAAGCCAAGAACAAAGCAGAGGATGACGCCAAGAATGCCAACGCCAGAGCAGAAGCAGCTGATATGAAGGTCTCCGCTCTGATTGCTGGGGTGAACCCTGCCAGACTGGATGATATGATCCTGCTGGCTCAGGCCAAAATTGCCAAAGGTCAAACCGCTGACCAGGCTTTTGCCGACCTCAAGAAGGACTATCCGGACGCCTTTGGGACTGAGTCCTCTGGCGGAACAGGATCTCACGTGAATCCTGCCAAAAACAAGACGGGTGATGATGGAGAAAGCAGAGGTGCCCGCCTTGCCAAGATGAACAAAACCTCTGTGAAAAGCTCATATTTTAAGCATTAAGGAGGAAAAGAAATGCTGAATCAAACTGGTATCAAGAAAGTCACTGGTTCTGCGCCTGTACAAATCCTTTTCAACGTGCAGAACCAAATGTCCGTCGGCGTCAAGATCGCCAAGAACTTTGCTGGCGCTGTGACCGAGAATGGCCGCAAGATCGTCAAGGCTGGTTATCCGCTGGCTGGTGACCTCACCGCTCGTGGCACCAACTTCACCGCTGTCGGTCAAAATGCTCCCGCTATCGGCGTCCTGCTCCATGATGTGGATGTTACTGACACCGATGCCAACTGCTCCCTGCTGATCTGGGGCTTTGTCAACCTTGATCGGGTTGACGCCACCACCGCAGCCCTGATCACCGCTGATGTCAAGACTGCTCTGGCTGGCCGGATCTGGTTCCTGAAGGACAACTGAGCCAGCCCTGACTAAAACAGAAAGGAGAACAATAACATGTCTATTTTTGACCTCATCAAAGCGCCTGAGCTGACTTCCTACTGGGAAGAGCATATTCAAGATCAACCTCCGTATCTCGGCGAGGAGCTGTTTCCGGCCGACAAGAAGCTGGGACTCCGCCTTGACTGGATCAAGGGTGCCAAAGGCCTCCCCGTCGTCCTGAAGCCTTCTGCTTTTGACGTCGGTGCCATTCCCCGTCCCCGCATCGGCTTTGACAAGCTGTCGGCCATGATGCCGTTCTTCAAGGAGTCTACTTATGTGGACGAGGAGCTGCGTCAAGAGCTCAACATGGTCATGGAGACCCGCAATCAGGCCTACATCGACGCCATCACCCGTCGGGTGTTTGACGACGAGATCCGCCTCCTGGACGGTGCTCGTGCTCGTCGTGAGCAGATGCGCATGATGGCTCTGACCACTGGTGCTATCGCTGTCGCTGCCAATGGCCAAGCCTATAATTATGACTATGGCATCCCTGCCGCCCACAAGGACACCGTTAACACTGACTGGTCCGACTATGCCAACTCTGATCCTATTGAGGATCTGCGCAAGGCCATGGACACCATCGAAGACGACACTGGCATCCGTCCGACCAGGGGTGTTTGCACTCGCAAGACCTGGAACTATATCCGTAACAACCAGAAGATCATCAAGACCATCTTCGTCCTGTCCAACGGCCAGGTTGGTGCGATCTCTGATGAACGCCTCACTCAGTACATTGACGACGAGCTCGGCCTTGAGCTGGTCATCTATGGCAAACGGTTCAAGGACGACACCGGCACGGTCACTCAGTTCGTTCCTGATGACATGGTTGCCCTGTTCCCGACTGGTGCTCTGGGCACTACCTGGTTCGGCACGACTCCTGAGGAGTCTGACCTCATGAGCGGCACGGCTGATAACGTCTCCATCACTGATGTCGGCGTTGCTGTTACCACCATGAAGAAGTCTGATCCGGTCAACGTGGAGACCAAGGTCACCATGATCTGCCTGCCCAGCTTTGAAACGGCTGACAGCGTGTTCCTGCTCGACGTCATCGCCTGATGTGAGGTGATTCTATGATCACTATCACGAATGGTCAAATCACACTGACCGTCCCCAATTCGGCTTACAGAGCTATGTACCAGACTTCCGGATTCCATCCTATTTGCGACGAGGAGCATGTCGTAACTCCGGCTGATACTTTTCCTGCCCCCGACGCAGAAACACCGTCGACGGAGATTTCTGCTGACGAGACGGACGAATCCGAGGATTCCGACGAAATGTATGACGGCGACGAGGTTGACCTGTCTGAAATCCCGCTCAGTGAGATGGATTTCTATCAGCTCTGCGATTATGCTGACCAGCTTGGCCTTGACAGAAAAGGACTTCGCAGCAAGAAAGAGCTTCGT